TTTCCATCACTTTCCGAAGAATATCTTTCGTATAATCGGAAAGTGAAATATCATCGTGGAGAAGCGTATCGTCCAAATCGATCGCTATCATTTTTACCGGTGCCATTCATTCCTCCCTTTGAGGGTCCTTTATTTCCGCTTCAAGGCTTTCCAATTTGTTTGTACCCTATTATAGCATAAGCTTTATTAAGATATGTTGAGAATCGTTGTGTTTGTGTTTTGTCGATTTTATCGAGTGGCCAAGAAATAATGATAAAAACAATAACCGTTAAAATGCGGTATTTTAGCTAAAATTTTTGCCGTATTTTTGCCGTTCAATGCAATAAAAAAGAGCAGGGATTTCTCCCCGCTCCCTCAAATTACCGGATCACCCCCGGGCTATAACTGTACCCACAGTAATAACAAGCAACCCCGCATATATATCTCGTTGTCTACGTATGACTGCTTGTTTGTGTTCCAACTTCTTTATTTTGTTCTTCAACCCTTCTAATAATACTTTCAATCCGTTCAATTCGTGCTGTGCTTCTATCATTGATATCTTCGCATTCATTAATGATTGCTGCGTTTCGTCGAGCTGTATCTGTAACCTCTCTAACTGTTGTACTTGCTCGCTTGAGTCCAGCTTGAGCATTGTCAATTTCTGCCGTTCCATCGCTAAGTCGTTTTTCAGTCCGTTGAATTCTGTTTTCAATAAATTCCACTGACTGGTTGACATCGTGATAGTCTGTCTTGGCTCGGCTTGATTCATAGTACCACCATCCGCAGATACCTGTAAGCAGTAGCAAAATGACAATCCCAACAACAAACAAGCGGTGATTACTCGTTTTAAAATCTTCCCACACATTTAGCCCTCCTGATTCTTGTAAAACTCTGCTTTTCCTCTGATTAAATCTCCACCCGGCACTAACACGCCGCCATTGCTGTAATCCGGTAAGTACAGCAGATCCCAACGCATATCAGGCTCTCCGCTACTGACACCGTATCCGTCAATTTCTGCAATTTCTGCATGAGTATATACATCGTCTGCAGTCAATCCGAGTATTTCCTCTGCTTTTGCAGTCAGCATCGCCATCGCTTCGATCTGCGCTGCCGTCGGCGGTTCACTGCCTAAATCTATGCCGTCGGGATGATCATAGTAGCATATCGCGTCTTTACAACACGCCACAGCTATACCGATTGACCGGCTGTTCCTGTGCCATGTGTGTGCCAGTCTTTCAGTAAAATCTTCGTGCATGATGTGATAACCGCCTGCACGGTCAATCGTTATAGTATAATCTGGCAGGTTTACAACATCACCACTGCAGCCTGTCCAGTGTTCATAAATTCGGTCAATGCCTCCCACAGCATTCTGCAGCAATACTTCAATTTCTTTTAATGTCATCTTTTTTTAACTCCTTTTCTATAGCATCCGGTCTGCCGTTGCGGTTTTTATCCACCATATACTTGGCGATAAATGCAATCGCCCCGACGACCGGAACCGCCGTATAATCTTCAAAGAATTTAATCAATGTCATCGTATTTGCTGACCCCTTGCAGAATTCAATAACCCACGCGGCCAGCACAACACAAAACAGAATTAAAAAGCCTATGGCGTAACCATAGACTACTTTCATAGACGGCTTGGCATTCCCTTTCGGTATGTGACCATTTACGTATCCGACAGCTTTTCTCCATAATGATTTTAATCTTTTCATATCACACTGCCCTCCCAATTAATGCAATCACCACCGAGATGATGGTCGATATAAGTCCCGCCACCTTATATATGTTGTCAATTCTGTTATGTGCCGATGCCGCTGTTTGTTCAGAGCGTGCTTGTGCAATTTGCAGTGCAGTAATCTCTGGGAGCATGTCAATTAGCATATCCAGCTTTGATTCCATTTTCGCCATCCGCTCTACAAACTCCATTGTTATCTCTTTTTCGTTCAAAATACCCACTCCTTTTTATATACCAATAGCAAATCAACATGCTTTCGCCGTCGGGTTCCAATTACTTCCGGTTCCAATTATTTAATACTCTCCTTTCTTAATGCTCGTCTTGCAATTCGGACTTGCGACATTTGTATTTCATCCAGCCTCTTTCGTTTAGCTTCACTGGATAAATTACTTTTCATGACTGCCTTCTTTGCCAGGTTAATATTCTGAAAAGCTTTCACGGCATTCTTCATCTGTTCAAATTCTCGCGGATCGAATCCGTCCATCCGCCTATGTAGTTCCCGCCCCGCATTGAATAGTTTCAGTTGCCTGTCATAGGCATCATAAACTTCCTGTACGCTTTCACTGCTTGCGTATGGCGTGGCGGTAAATCCACGAATCCCCGGCTGTTCAGAAAATCGTTTTGCCGGACGCGTTTCATCCAGTCCGACCATCTGATCAGTAAGTGTTAATCCCAATCCGGCAAGGCTGCCGCCATATCCGCGGATTGTATTATCTATCTTGCGGGGAGAAACGCCGAACGTTTCACCTATTTTGCGGCCTACCGCTGACGTGTAAGGGCCATACTGCAGTTCAGGGATTGTATTCTGCTGGCTTTGCGGTACGATATCGCGCCCCATAAAAATGGAATGATTGGTCATTGCTTCAATAGCCGGCACTAATGCAGTCGGCAGGAATGATGGAGCCATAGAATCAAGTACAGAGCCGGCAAGGCCTTTGAATCCCGCTCCCTTTTGTTTCCTCTTTTTGTCATAATCCCACTGCAGCATACGTTCCGGAACGGTACCGAAAAGAATTCCCAGTTCAAAGGGTTTGGGGATTTTAATCAGTGTATCTTTTGTCGGAATAATCCAGAAAATATCCTTCTGCCACTGCGGCAGTTCCTGATACCGTGGATCGTCCTTGTTGAGTTCCCAGAGCAGGACTGACGGCAAAGTAATCCACATGGCCGTTTTTACTGTCATATCCATCGGATTCGTTTTCCATTCACGGAACATCTTATCCGTTCCCTGAATAGCCGCATTGAAAAAGGCAATCGTCTTGTTCAGTGATTTTGTGTGAGAACCTATTCGAGAGAAATCCAACGTTACATCACGGCTTTCAAGTGCCGCTTCTTGAATACTGCCTGGATTTCGCTTTCTGCTGAACAATCGATTTCCGATGCCCGTATATCCTTTCCGGACATTATGAAATTCTGCCAAGCGTGTAGCCATTTCCGTGGCTTCGGATAATCCGCGAAGTACTTCAATCGGATTGGTAGTAATCATCTTTTTGACGCTTGGCCGCTGCAAGAGCTCTCTCATTTGTCCGGAAAGGTAATTCCTATCCAGAGAAACAAGATTAGCCTGTGCCGCACCTGACCGCATGTATTCCCAATAAGTATCGCCTTTCTGCAGATACAGCCCTAACCCTTTAAGAGTGTCTACAACGGGGATAAATCCATGCTTAGAGTAGATCGTAGCGGAAATCATGTCGCGTACGGGGTTACGCAGAATAAATTCCGGCCCCAGCGTCGCCCCGGCACGAAGCCATTTTGCCGGATAAGAAAGAAACTTCGTAAACATGTTTGCACCTTCCGGATTCAGCATTTTAAATGCCTGATACAATTCCGGCGTCGTATTATAAACGACCTTCTTCCCGTTTTTCCACACACTGAAACTATGATCCGTTACCTTCGCCGCACCGGACACTTTTTCAATCAATGCTCCCATACCATCAACGTTTGCCAGTTTTACAATAGACTGCCCGACTTTATTCCGTTCGATGGCGCTCATTATTGAGAAAGTATTCCGGATTATTCCTTCCAATGGGTCTACCACGTCCAAAGTGCTGCCGCGCATTTTCTTTGTGACAGCTCCCACATTGGCAAATCCCTTTCCTGTTCCATTCCGTTGTGCTTCTGCAGCTTCATAAAATTCACGGAAGAACGGTACATAATGAGGATATTTATTCTTCATGGCCATTGCGGCCTTTACCGATAACATACCGGCATCTACAGCATTTGCAAGCAGGAAATCATTATATCTGTGGATCTCTGCAGCGGCTTTCGCAAAAACAGGATTCTTCTCATAATGCTTGATGACGTCAAAACATTCTGATTTTGTAAATCTCGTAATCAGTGGTGTTTCATCTCGCGGTAAGAATGTATTCCAGTGGTTCATATCCAATTCGCGTAATGCGGTCAGATATGTAGAAAAATCTTTCAGCTGATTATCCGGAATTTTTCGGATAATCTCTTTAAAAGCGGGGATTCTATGCTTGGGCGAACCATTCTGCAGAAGGGCTTCTGCTTTACCTGCCCAACCGCGCGCAAGCCACGCCTGTTTGAATGCGTTTTCTTCTATCCTTAACTTTCTTCCCGTACGTTTTTCTACTTCACCGATAAGTTCCTCTAATGGATGAAGTTCATCCACCATTGTAGTATACGGCTCATGATAAACTTTTCGTGCGACTTCCTTAGAATCCTTAAAGAATTTCAACGTTTTCCGCAGTAGATTTTCTTTACCGCCAAAAGAAACAGAACCTTTCATCCGTTCCCACACAGGCTGCGCATACCATTGATGACCGACATAAGACAGTTTATCTACTGCCGCATGTAGTTCTTTATCACCTTCCAGTATCTGCTTAAATTCTTTGTAAAACGTCGGGAATTCAGCAGCTGCTTTCTTTCTGCTTGTGACGTAATCATGGAAAAATTCAGCAATCCCTTCCTTTCGGATGGTTTTTATACCGCCCTTATTGTAGGCATTTCCAAAACGTTTATGGATAACATTGGAAAATTCTGTATCAAAACCAGGACGGTTGCTGAATTTAAACCTTGCATCCACATAGTGGCCAAGTTCATGCATAACAGTTCGAGGATCCCCGAATGTTCTTGTTCGTATAATGTCCGTTTTAGGGTTATACCAGCCGTTAGTGCCCTTCTTGCCGACACGCCCCTTCTTGATAGTGGCACCGAAAATACTATTCACATCATCAAGAATCTGCTTGCGTGAAATCGTCTCTCCCTGCCATGTGGTCAAGTCACTACCTGCAGCCTCCTCAACAGGTTTTATCATAAATGAACGTTCATCACCCGGCAATTTTACTTTTCCTGTTTCTTCTGCTACAATAGAGTTGCCAGATGGGTGGAGCTGGGTATCCGGCGTTGAACCCCTATCACTGGAGGGTTGCAGAGGATACCCTGACTGACGACCTCGAATATTTTCGCCGACGTAAATTAATTCGTCGGCGTTTTTTATATCTCTTGAAAGCTGATTAATAGCATTGTTGCGATGTCTTGGCTTATCCATAGCCGTACTTGAAGAGATAATTTTCCCTTTATCGGTTTTATCCATGCTAACCGCTATTTGATGTAACAAATTATCTTTTCCGCGCCATAGATTCACATAGAGTTTTCTTCCGTTCTTTTGCTTAAGAATAAAATCCGGATTTTGAACAGTATCTTTTATCAACCCGGTTGCAAATGCCCGGCTGTCAGAAATAGACATATTTTCGCCATGTCCGGAAGTAAAAGCTTTAACTGCGTCATTTACTGCATTTTTGTTTTCTTTGTCAAAAATAACTCTTACTTTTTCTCCCATCGGATCGTCTATTCCGTCAGCAAGTTTAAGCGTTTCCTGACGTGCATATTCAAATTTCTGTTTTTCCGGTAAATCTTTGAATGTGCTATATTCCGTTTCGTCATATGTACGGAATACTTCCTTAGGAATAGTCCCATTTTTGATACGATTGGACAATTCTTCCGGCGTAATATCTTTCACCGGATCCTTCATGAAATTTAAATTTGCTTCTTCCGGCGCGGCTTGTTTCACATCTTCCGCAAAATCATTGAGCCCGTTCTGCATGGGACGCTGCATCGGACGGACACTGCGGCCATCATAGACTTCTCTGGCCACCTGCTGGCGGTATGCATCATTGGCCACTGCCGGATCCGGACGTTCATATTGTTCGCGGACAATATGCGCCGCTTCTTCCGGAGTGATATTCGGATTCTTCCGGAGTGCTTCAAAGGCCGCCCGTTCCGTTGTATTCATCTCTTCGGAAATAAAATCCACCTGCGTACGCCAGTCTTTAGGATCCAATCCATTTTCTCGGGCGAATTGCTCTAAATGCGCCTTTCTATCGCCTGTCCACTGCACTAGCCCGTGGGAATTATACCCATCTTTTGAAAGTGCTTCTGTATCAAACATGGATTCCTGCGCAATATTTCCGGTAATCCCTGCCGCTTCGGAATCGGTAAATCCATTCTGACGGAGACGGTTATAAACATCTGTTTTTATATCTCCTGTTTCGCCGTATTCGGGCGGCAGGTTTGTTTCTTTAAGTGACTGCGTGCCCATCCCTGTGTCACGGGCTAAATCGTCAAAACCTGTCTCCCCGCCACGTTTAAAAGAATCAAAAAAGCGCCCTTTCGCATTAGCAAGGCCGCTCTTTACCGGATCAATAACATGTTCATTAAACGGTTCTGTGATATGCTCGCGAATAGGCTCACTGATACTTTTAGGCGTTGCTTTTTTTATGCCTTTGGCCGCTCCGTGAATGACCGCGCCCGGCAAGAATACTTTATCCCAGGCTTCAAGCGGATTATCCACAAGGCTCTGTACATATTCTCCCGGATTGGTAACAGCTTCTTTAACGGGATTAATGACCGGATCTATAAGAGTCCCTTTTGCCGTACTGATAACAGGCGTACCATCATCGTTTGCAATGTTCTGGTCATAAGTCTGCATCGTAGAATCGACAAGAGTCGGGATAGCTAAAGCACCGCCTGCCATGCGGACAATGCCGGGCATGCCGGGTGTAATGGCGGCGTACCCGGCAGGCTTGCCTACCAATTCATTGTAGACATTCATTTTTGCCCGGTTATAATTTTCGCCCTCAAAGTCTTGTGTCGGGTCTTCCATATTGATGGATTCCCCGTTTTTGTATGCTTCAAAAGCACGTTCCCCGGCCGCCGTAATTTCATTGCCATAATTTTCTATGGCTTTGCCGGCATTAGCCGCGTAATCAGAAAGAGTATTCCATACATTGGCTTTTGTCTTCTCCCACTGCGCTTTACGCGCTGCACGCCCTTCTTCATAAGCGTCATCGATGCTGTTCAAAAAGCCTTTGGCCTTATCAAGCAAAGACGAATCCTGCGGCGGCTGATTCTTGAATTCATCAAAATATCTTTCACCGCCAGTATTATCGCCAGCGCGCTGAAATTCATCAAAATAACCCATATTTTACCTCTTTACGGTACCCATGCTGCATAGAAACCGAGTCCTTCGTTTCGTAATGCCTGCTGTACTTCTTCTTTGGACATATGCTGCCGCATTTCCATGATTTTATTACTGAGACCTTGCTCATCATTCACAAGCTGTTTCTGCCCGCCTGTTACATCTCCCGGCTGTCCGGGCTGCTGTAAGCCTAAAACCTGCTGCAGCTGTGCATAATAAGGAGATTTTGCGGGATCGAAATCATCATCATACATATGTTGCTTCTCGTACATCTGCTGCAAGTGACTTAGCTGTGAAACAATTTGTGAATTGTATCCACTTGTTCCCGGACCCTGTACTTCTCTTGCTGTGCCAGGAACAACCTGTCCGCTTCTTATGTCGAACAATCCGCCGCCGGTATTCACATAAAAACGCCGGGGATCTTGCGGCGGTGCATAATTCCCCATCTGCTGAACGGCGCCTGTATCACCGTTTATCCCCACAAGCTGACCATTCGGCATTGTCTTATAAGAAATATTCGGTTTATCCAACGCGTTGATGTTATTCAGCATATTCATGTCAATCTGTGGCAGCTCCAGCAGCTGGGCACGGTAATTATAAGCGGCAATCCGCGGCGCCATTGCCTTAAGTTTTTTCGGATCATAACCGCTGACTGCCGCATTCCCGTCTTTATCCGTGGTATAGACAAGCTGATTCAAGATATCCTGCCTTGCCGGCTCAAGAACGCTGTCCTGATAGGCATTAAGCTGTTTACCAAATTCTTCGGCCGTATCATTTTCAAGCATTTCTTTTGCCATGCGTGCCGCTTCTTGCTGTCCATAGCCGCTCTTGAGGAAGCTGACATATGCCGCCCCGGCTTTATTCCGAAGCGACTGCTTAATTTGGTTTTTGTCAGGTGCACTCGGGCGCGCTTGTGTTTGCGGTTGTACCTGCTGCGTATCCAGTTGATAATGAGGCGCCGCCTGTTCCAATGCGTCCTGCATGGCAGGCGTTGAAACTTGCAAAGGCTGTATCCCGGCAGTGTTAATCTTGAAATGGGGCATTGCTTTTTCAAGACCATAAGCAAAAAGGCCGCTTCCCATCTGGGGGGTCTGCGGCTGTGTGAGTTGGGCAAGAAGCCCCGGGGACTGTTCATCTTGATAGCCTCCGAATACTTTTGTTGCATAATCTTTAGCATTGCGGGTATCTTGTATCTTCTGCAGACGGTTTGCCGCCCACAGCCCCGCCAAATCCCCAATCTGATTCCATGGTGATTTATCCTGTACATAGATAACACTCATGATTATTTACCCGCTTTCTTAGCAACCGTCTTTCTTCTTGTTGCCGGCTTCTTAGCTGCCGGCTTTTTCTCTGTTTCATCCGTTGTTTCTTCTGCAGACATTTCCTGCATAAGTTCTTCTGCAGAATCTTCTGTTCTCTGTTCTGCAGGAACAACGTCAACCGCTTCTGCAGGAATAATGTCTCCATCCGGGTCATTACCCGCTTTGTCAGCTTCTGTCAAGCCTTCCGCCAAGATACCGTTTGCATAGAACATATTGTCACCGGTCAATTCCAGTTCATAAACCTTTTCTTTTCGTCCAGTTTCTACGATTGATGTAATCGGTTCAAACCCATTTACTGTCATGACACTCTCACCTTCGGAAAGTTCGGTTAAAGGTTTCTTTCCGTCAGGCGTCATAAATACTTCTGTCTGCGTAGTTTCTACTGTGCAGGATGGCGTATGAAGCTCATAAATATCTGCCTCACCCATGTCATGAAGTTCCGTAACTTCATTCACTGTGCCAAGAGAAACAACCTGATCACCAAACGCCATCTGTTCAATGGCAACTGCACCTTCCGGCGTTGAAATTTCTGTTCCTGCTGTAAAGCATGCAAAATAACTTCCTAATCCGCTCATAAGACCTCCAAAGAATCCGCCACTCCCCTGCCGGACAATTGTCTGTCCCGGTGTGGCTACACTGTATCGCTGTTGTGATAATTGAGATAATAACCCTTGCGTCGGTGCATTTTGCCCCGTGGCCATAGCTAAGTACTTCATTGGCGTATTGATGGACGCTTCCTGCGCCGTTGCCGCCGTTTTGATTGGATCCATGGCGAATTGCTGTGCTTGATTCGCCAATTGTGACAAAGTAGACAGCCCTTGCATCCGGTTATTGAAATTTGTATTGCCTAAATCAGATTGCTGTCCGTAGCCGGAAAGCTGGCTTCTAAACATATCACCCAAAAGACCCGCCCGGCTGTTAAGCCCAGACAGCTGGCTATTGTATTGCTGTCCTGCGATATTAGCCTTCTCTGATGTTCCCGCCAACTGATTACGGAATGTATCACCAATAAGACCTGCTTTACCATTGATTCCCGCAAGTTGATTATTAAATGTTTGTCCTGCAAGCCCCGCAGCTGTCTGCATATCATTCCCATACTGTGCCGCCAAAGTGTTGGACGCGTTGCGGGAAATGTCATTGAATGCACTGTCCGCCTGCGAAGAATTGATAATTCCCCTACTGGCCAGCCCAGATAATGTATTTCCGACCGTATTAGTCAAATCACTTTGCAAGGCCTTCTGCCGGTTTTCTGAATAAGAAGACGGCAGCACACCATTTAACAATCCCTGCATAACAGTATTATTGTTCTGCATGGCCGTATTATATTCGGACGCCAATTCTTTGTTTCCTTGCGTCATGGCAGAAACAGAAGGTTGAACACTATTAAGCAGCCCTTGCATCGTAGAGCTGTTGTTTTTCATGGCACCAATATATTCATTGTTGAGCCCAGTGTTTCCTTTTGCCATAGAATTAATCGCATTCCCCATAAGACCGGAATACTTATCATTCGACGCGGCATTTCCTGCCATATTTGCGTTTACCTGTGGAATTAATCCCTGTACCATCCGGTTATTAACAGCCGTCTGGTTCTGCGCTCTGTCATATAACGTCTGCCAGTTCGGATTCGGCGTCACTTGCTGGCTGCTTAGCGCTTGATTAGCCATGTTAAGCAAGTTCTGTGCCACTGGCTGTGTGGTCTGTGCCCATTTCAGCTGCTCGCCGAGTAACCCCTTTTCCTCATCGGACATTTTGGGAACCTGTGGATCCGTAGTTGTTATCTTTGTTCCCTTTTTCCCGAAAAGCTGTAAATCAAATAAAAGCATGCAATCTCCTTTCTAATGTAAATTTTCAATTGTGCCGGTCAGCACATAGTAATGACGTCCTTCGTGATCATAATCATGTTCCGGATGGTGTACCATTTTCCATCGTCTGATATGTCCTTTCGGATTGCGTGTCGTCATTGTCACAATATCTTTCACGTCATTAAGCATCATCACCTCTCGGATATAATCGGTCATCTTATGGAATTTGCCGTACGTTTCAAGAATCTGGAAATAAATTACACCTTCATGTTTAATCAACTGCCAGAAAAGAAAACCTACGTTCGGAAAGAATTTAAAATGCGTTCCAGCCTTATCATGAAAATCATCATCAAAAAAGAACCCTGTCAAATCAACGGATTCTCCTGTGATTTTTTCATAATCTTTTACCATGTCTTGTAAACTTGATAATTGCATATGAAACCCTTCATCGATACCACACTTCTTTAATAGAGCTATTGCCTTGCCCTCTTGATATAAGTATAACTTCGTTCGATGCATTTACTGTATATCGTATTGCTTTATCCTCATCGTCGGCAAGAGTCTGTATAGTCATTTCTTTTTGACTTTTGTTAATAACGCCGGAAGGAATATATTCAACTCGGTTGTATTTGTAAACAATATACATTTCATTCCATGTTGCCGGGAGTGTACAAAGATTAGTATTTCCATTGGTAGCATTTCCTGTAAATGCTTTTTTCCACGTCATACATTCGGTAAACTCTTTTGCATTAACCAGTTTTAAAAACTGTTGATCATTGATAGCTTTACTTGCGTTTCCGGCGCGGGTATATATAGTGCCGTCTGGAGCAGAAATCCAGATTTCAAAACATTCTACACCGTTATATGCATCCGGTAATGAAAGTAAATGTCCGTATTGCGTCGGCTGATTTTTTAGCACAAATTTATTATAAAAATTTTTAAAGACACCAAGTTTTATGCGAGCGGCATTCTGCACAGGCGGAACATAATTATAACCAAACCTTGACAGATAATCTAAAAGCCATGGATTTGTGTTTACGGCATCAAGTATCTTTTTATCAGAAAATGACATCAATCCGTCTTTAGTTTGTGTTGCCGTAGAATATGTCGTGTCAGGCGGCATCGACCACGTCCCGTCTGCACGGAGATACCTGTTCTGCTGTCCTTTTTTCGGCTCTGGAACAATCCCCGCTGCCCCGTTTGCCTTTGCTGAGGCTCCGCTCATTATATAGTTACTGATAAATGTATTTACCCATTCCGTTGTCGGAACCGTGTTATTGTTACTGCTCGGAGAGATAGATAAAGTCGCACCTTCTCCGCCAGCCAATTCACACCAATATTTACCATCATTTGTTTGGCAAATTCTAAAATCAGACCAGCCTTTATTTATGATACGCGTTTGTAATTTTCTCACAGTTCCAACAACATTAACCTGCATATTGATTCTTGCTATATCAATGTTGTTTTTGTCCGTTCCACGAATCAGTACACTTTCACGCGTACTTGCCCCCGATTCATTTACATCTAAGTTTTGTGCTGTTTTAATGAGATCAGCCGTTGTATTGATATCACCTGTTAAAGTACCGCCTGAAGAAGGGAGACAATCAGAACCAATCGTAACTTTATTATTTTCAAGCGAAAGCGAAATATTATCCCCAGCTATAAGCTCAAGAATAGCTTGTTTTACAGCTGCCGAAAACGTTATATTGTCTACTTTTACTTCAGAAAACGCATTCTGATTAACTTCGGCACCTTCTGCAATGCCGGATAATTTTTCTTTTTCAGATTCCGTCATATTCATTGCTGCCGTATTTTCCATATACTCAATTTTGGTCACACCAGTACTATTTGTTGTGACTGCCGCAATAAAAACACGCATAACAGATTTCCATCCGGTACCGTTGTACATGTACATTTTTTGTTCCAGTGTATTAAAAATATGAGACCCCACAGGAATACCAGACGATAATGCATTTGCGAATATCGGCTTAACAGTTACACTGTCATATGACAATGCTCCGGAAATACTTCTTTCTACAAAAAGATAACTTGTAGCGTTGCCGGGCAGCGTCCATGCATTGATTTTTTTGTTTATTGTTTCTACATAATCTTTTGCCCCATTTTCATCAAAACCATCTGCCAGCGTCAAAACGACAGGAACATTACTGCCGTCGATAATGATAGACAATCCTACACTGGAAAGAAAACTATATTTCCCACCGTTATTTTTTCCATACAAAATACGCTGCCGCAGGCCGCTACCACCGCCTTTCGGCTGCATAGAAATTGCATTTCCGATCGTCTTAATTTCTTCTCTGTTCTTTAATACAGCTTCTTTCGTGCTATCTCCCTGCGGCGTTGGATTTAAAGGATATTTTTCTTTGTAAGGCATTTAAACCTCCTCATAGGTATAATCAAACTGCCGCAAAGCGATAGCGCCTTTGGCGACAAATATTTTTATCTGCAGATGGCGATTAGCTCCGCCGCCAATCTTATTTACCTTCGTATACTCATTGCTATTCAGCCTGCCGGTTGCATTAATCAACTTTTCATTCGCATAGTATAACTTTGTACCGGCCGCTTTAAATGTAACAGGTTTTGCCCGTTTATCGCTAATCGTAATGCTGCCGTAACCTTCGATACGGTTGCTTGATACGAAATTATAAGAGAATAACAGTAAAAACAGTCTTTGCGCCAATCTGTTCCCTGAAACAATCGACGTCGTAATCTGTTCTCCGTCATCAGTATCTATACTTGAATCAAGAATGCCTATTTTATTACCATAGACAATATAAATATTCTTGCCTACCGTCATCACATCATGCAGATCATGAACGAAAGACCTTGACGTGAAAACGCCACGGCCATCCTCATATCGCGGCAGATAATGATAAATAAATATATCTTGATTTTTCCCCGGTTTTATCCATAGTTGTTTTTTGCCGGGGATGTGCCACATTCTGGCCTTTTCTGTCGTGATAGTTATTAACTGTGCATTGATATTAAGACCTATCTCAGAAGGCTGAATGTTTGCATAGGTGTTTGTCGGAACAAAACTCATCAGCCCTGCATCACCCAGATAATAACTCCGGTCATCAATGCTGATAGAACTGCCGCAGCACAAAGCCGTTTCAGAAAGAGGATAAACAGCAAGTGTCTTCTCGTGTGGATTGCCCACCACCTGATAAGCTCTACCGTATTCTTTGTATACAATGATTGCTTTTGATAAGAAATCAATAGATACAATACAGCCGGGATCTTTATATCCGACTTCCACATATTGCGCAGAAGAAGCGTCGTTCGTGCTCGTTGTCCATGATTTATAATCTCCGACAGCTGACCATGTAATACGGTGTCCATAAATTGACGCCACCATGACGGAGCCGGAATGGCTACTCACAAATTCGCAAGTCGGACTTTCGTCTACAGTAGACAATACGCCAGTACCAGAAACAACCTGCAATTTACCGCCGGAAGCAATCAGAATATCATGGTCAAAAGCATGATACCTCGGAGTGCTGTTCCCCGTTAATGTTCCCAGCGGCGTAATTGTTATCCAATCTGCCGTTTTGTATAAATCGCGACCGCAAGAAAAATAGAACTGTTTCCTGTAATTGTCATAATACAAGCTGTTAATCTCTTTGTCGTTCGTATAGACTACATTTACCCCCGGAACCGTTTGAAGCGCACCGTCTGTCGAACTGTATTCACAGTTTATTGCCTGCGTTAAACTCTGCAAATCAATACTTTCTGCCGGCTTACTCCAGTCCAAACCTAACCTAAAACCGTTCGTCGAAGCAAAGAAACGTTCTCCCATATCAGCGTCCTCTTGCTGCTTTGATTGCCGCTGTCAAATCAGCGATAAAAATTTTATCCGCATTAGCATAGTCAAGCATTAAAGATTTCTTTTTGACCAGAAACGAAACCAACTGTACCAAAATGAAATGGAAGATTTCGCTAAATGGAATCGAATCCGTGTCATCGGATACATGCGGCTTTTTCACAGTGTAAAAAACATCATTAACAGTCTTTCCACCGTACGTCTGAAAAGACCCGTTCACAATGCGTACCGGATATCCCGCCGCTGGAACAAACGCCGTAAAATCTCCGGGTACCGGATAATTATTAGTTATATCCATAGACCTTACCACTTCCCTGTCTTTCATTGGGATAAGCGCCATAGTCAAATAATCAATAGCCGCATTAATATAAGGGATATATTCCGTGCTATCATCTAAAATTTCATTTGTATCTAGATTAATCATCGTAATCAGTTCGCCTACTGTCATACGGCCAGTACCCCCTTGCTATGAAACCACCTTCATCGTCCATTTGGCGCGCTATTTCAGAGATTTCATTTTCCCAGTTCGATACAAACGATAAATCCGCTTTCAGGATGCGTGCCACCATGTAATTGACGAGCATACTTTCCATTTCTGATGGATAACCGCTGTTATTGTCCATATCTTTATAATCTGCAGCCGGGATATATACTACAGTTAATCCGCGTTGGTTTTTATCTTTTGCCGTTACCAGCTGATGGGCGGTTAACTCGTAATCAATATCATTCCCCCTTGCATCTTTCACAGAAAGAATGCGGAGTGCCATTTTTGATAATGCTACATCCGGACGTAGTTGGTGTCCGCTTTCGGTCTTGCTCACTATATCCGGAATATACCGCGCAACTAACCGATGCAGAATATGATTGCCTTCGTTATAAAACTCCAGAAATTGATATGGTGTATAGTTCACCTGCGACGTATCGCCCACCTGCATATAAGCACGGTCAATTAAATCTCTTACTATCATGGTTACTCCTTAAGAAAAGGAAAGAGGGCTTTTACAGCCCTCACCTTATCTCCATTGAAATTACTCTACAGCACCGCCGGTCATGACTTGAATCACACCGTAGTCTTTACTGTTGTAGACAGATTTTTCAATGCCGCCGAAGAACGCGATACCGTTCCCCTGTACATTACCATAATCGTCTTCATCTTTAATGAAGCGAGCCTCGCGGGCTACAGCGAAGCATGCCGCCTGCTGCCCTAAAAGCAAATTATGAACAACATTTGCGGAAGATGCACCGGTTTTCGTATTCATGATACGTTCATATTCATACAGAACGACGCCGTCATATTCGCCGAGCGCTCCAGTGAAAATCGGGTTCTTGCTGCCGCGGATGGCCGCATTCTGCTGTGCCGCCTGCCATACCGGATCTGCTTTCAAGTCACGCGCTGCCCATGTGCCGACAAGCATGATGTATTTCTCCTGTCCGTCAATCTTGAGCGGTTTCACTTTCGGTTCATGCATTTTAGCCTTGCGTTTTGCGCGGCCGATTACCGCACAGGTCAGCTTGTCATTAGCCGTTAAAGAAACCTCTGTTCCTGCCGTAGACGCAATAAGACGTTCACCGGTTGTCGGATTGGCGGTCAGTGCGGAAATCAGCTTGTTATCTTTCCAGTCAGACAGCCACTGCACCAATACCCCCTTGATAAGAGGCAAATTTTCATACGGAGATTTCTGGTCATCCGCCTCAAAGCGCGTAACTGCGTTTCTGACCAAAGTAGTCTTTACGTTGAAATCATACATCTGCATTTCTTCTTCATTGCCTTTAAGCGTGTTGTTACCAGAAACACCGTTCCCTTTAAGATTCATTGCCAGTCCAAAGTTTACTTCATCGCCTTTAGCCTGTTTTAGATCTTTATTCGTATGAACAACATTACTCCCGTTAGTAGATGTAAACTTATCAAAATAAGAAGCTTTTAAACCTTCTCTCCACACTTTTTTTGTCCAGAGTTTAGGAACTAATTTTTCAGGAATTTTAAATTCATGTGCCATATTTCATTCTCCTTTTTGTAAAATAATTAATCACCGCAGAGGTCATCAATCTGCTTTCTGATTTCCGCCGGCAGCTCACTTTCACGACCCTCTTCCACATATTTGAGGATTTCTTCCTCAGACAGTTTCGCGCCGGTCGGAGCGCCGCCGTTTAATGCGCTTGCTTTCGGCAGCGTTTTAGCCGTTTCGAGCGGATTTTGTGCAGGCGTGGTCATTGCTGATTTTACCTTTTCAGCAAAATCACGAATAACTTTAAAGTCTGCATCCGTGCCTATCCCCTGATCAATACGTGAAAATGCCGCATCAATCGGGGCAGCGTCTTTTCGCGTCATGCCGTCCAGCATTTCAGTGCCTTTCTGCCACAGCTCGCCGATATTCGGAATAGCCTTAAGCTCGCCAATAAACGCTACATTTTTCTGATAGGTTTCCTGCCGCTCTTCCTGCTGGCGCGTCATCTGATATTCAATCCGTGCCTGTTCATGAAGAAGTTCTTGATACTTTTGTGCATCCGTGAACATCAAATCAGACGCGTCGTCAATCTTAAGCCGCCTTGCGGCTTCCTGCTGCGCATAACTGCGAATTTGATTCAAATCTTCCGGAGATAATACCGGTTTTTGTGACATACTCATCTGTGAACGCAAAGTGTTAGCCGCTTCTTCGGCCGCTTTCCTGCGAGCCCGTTCTTCTGCCAGCGCTTTCTTTAAATCGCCGCCTGCCGGATTGTCTTCCGGTTCTTTTGGTTCGATTTCCATTTTAGGTTCCGATCCCGGATTAGGTTCAGTTTTGGGCTGTTTACCTGCAGAATTATCTTCAGGTTTCTTTGGATCATTACCCGCTGGAGTTGCCGGTTCCTGTTTATCAAGACCTGCTTCTTTCAAATCCTCTGCGTCAAAGCCTAAATCTTCCGCGTTCAGCATTGTTTCGTTTTCCATGATTATCTCCTTCTGCCGGTTTAACGACGTCGGCGGTCGAATGATTTTTTGTAGTTTACCGTCTCTTTTCGGACGAAAGAAAAAAGCCTTTTAACGTCGTTGCTTAGGACGATATATCAAGGCATTACTGCCCTAATAGCTGTGGCTGCTGTATCGGAAATTTGCGGTTGCACCGACGGAGCGATTGCACGCCCTTTCAGTGCTAATCTTTCCTGCATAATCTGCTGCGGCGGAATATTCACGCCGATAGACTGCAGCGCCGTTGACAGTGCTTCCGCCGGTAAATCTTCAATGCTTGCGCTGACTTTAAAGTCCGGCATTTTCGGCTGTTCGGCAGCCTGCTGCATCCGCTTCTTGACGGTTTCCTTTTCCGGGAAATCCATGAAATCAAGAATAATGTCCATCGGTATGTCAACACCCGCTTTCTTCGCCTCAAGCAGCTGATACAAATTCGCCCGCCGTGCGGTAGCGCTTGCCTGCGATGTTGTGATCACAATGTCGAAATCAAAAGCGGATAAATCATACAGTACCTTAGTTATCGGGTCGCCGTTTTCATCTGTTACCGGCATACCGTTCTGATCTACCACCTGCTGTTCTTGCATTGCTTGTCCCAGTCCTGGCTGTATCTGCACAAATTCTTTCTTGCCATCTTCGCCAAGGATCCGCATAACCTTGTCTTTGTTATAAAACTGCGGGATTAGTCCCGGCGCGTAGGTGTCTCCCCACAAGAGTTTTACAATCTGCAGTTCAGCTTCTTTCGCTTTGTCGAATATTTCCGCTGTCTGCACTGTGGTAACGGATTGCCGAAGATCAATTGCCTTGCCGCTCATCGCCCCAATACTGCCGGACAGGCTCTCCGGAGTAATACCTGAAATCGTGTAAAAATCACTGCTTGAGCGGTTTTCCAGTTCTATGTTGTTGACTGACTGCGCCGACGGAAGACCATCGGTAAATGTCACGCCCGGTTTCAAGAAAATGTTCGCGCCCGGCGTTGTAGACAAATTTCGGATTTCCCGTTTTTCTTTTTCGTCAAACTGCGGTCCAGTCCAAAAGCGAACACCGAGCGACTGTTGATTAACAATGTGCATGCGCTGACTGCGGTTCTTGTTGAGTTCGCGCTGTGCGTCTTTTAGATCCCGCACAATGCCCGCCGGTTCCAATCCGTCATCTAAGTCCTCGCCGTAACCTGATAAGTAGCAATACTGCCGCACAAGTGGAAATTGATTGTGCTTATAAGGACTTTCGCCCTCTTCAAGTAACACTTCCCCGCAGAATGTCGCGTATCTGATTTTTGTAACCGGAATTTCTTCCGATTCCGCTCCGGACATTAAAAAAGCCGAATATAAATCCGGCTGCGATTCATCGACGATCATTCCATCTGCAGAGAAAATTTTCTTCCGCGTGTACTCTTTGTACCAATATTGAACGACCCTTAATTTCTTTAAATCCCGCGAATACCAGAGCGGCTCCGTATCGACCGTCTCCAATTCGCTGTCATCGTATTTATGTGCGAGCATGGCAATTTCATCTGCTTTGTCCGCATATATTTGTTTCAATTTATCCGGACTTTCCCAGCTATACCGGCCGCAGTAGAAAGCGTCTGACAAATCATCTTCCTTGCATTCCGGATCCAAAAATACATCGAACGGGCTGACGTTTTTGATCTGTATTCGACCGTCCATGCGTGCATAGTCAAACTCATAACTGACCCAGTAGTTTCCGACACCACAGATCACCGCGTCTTTGAATGCTTTTTTCTTGACATTTTGGTAATTCGTCTTGTCAAAAGTATATTTCGTAATCCCTTTCGCTACCCGCGCTACCCGGTCATCTTCTTCTGACCGTGGCAGGAAATCCGGCTCTGTTTCATTTTGTGCTGCATAGCCGGAAAGAAGATTGACGACTGGACGTATCCGATTAATTGTAATAACCGGACGGGATTTCTGTTTCATTACTTTCAAGTCCGCATCCGTCCACTGTTTACCGCGCATGAAATCATAATCTTCTTTTGCACTTTTACGCCATTCGCTGGTTAGCTGCAATGCCCTTTTTACATTATTTCGCGCTTCGGATAAATCAAAACTCATTCGACAAGTTCTCCTTTAAACATCATTCCATACATTTGTTCAAGCTGCCACTGCGGCATTTGAGACACAAACGCCGCCAGCTCTTCATCGCTTTTCTTTGCCGGAATTAAAATCCCGTTCTCTATATGTTCACCGTACTCCGACTTGAGCACTCTATAAGCGTAATCTCTTAATGCTCTGTCACTCATTACACACCCCACGCTGTCGGTTCATCCCCTTCCTCATCTTCATATCTGTATCCATCATTGAATGGCTTTTCTACTTTCACCGGCTGAATCGGACGGCTCATCAAGAAATACCGCAAACTGTCATAAGCGTGATCTTCTTGTTGCGTGTCCACGTCCTCTACCTTGTGCTTGTCATATGTCAGCGCCGGAAGTGTCCGTATCAAGTGATAGCACGTCTTAAATATCTTTAATTTTCTTTCTTTTAATCGTAAGTGTACCTGCATTTTCCCGGCTAATCTGTCATTATCCGCCGGATACCACGGCACACCTTCTGCGGCGAACACTTCTGCAATCGACGGCCCGTCATGCCCTGTTTTCTGCCAAATGGCTGGATCCGCAATGCCGAACTCACTGCCCAAATGTTTAATCTTCTGCGCGACTTCCCGCGCTGTTTCCTGCGTACCCGTGTTGACCGTTCCCGGCTTGCAGCCATACCATTCGTTGATTACATAAACAACACCGTCATAATCTACCGCATACTCATAGATTGCATACGGTTTACTGTATCCCCAGTCCATAGACCGTCCGTGCTGCCAGCTTGATGGTACTTCAAACGGTTCAACAACGTGTATGTCCGTTCTGAACTCTTCAAAAACCTGTCCCTCAAATATATTCCAATCGCCTTCTCGATATGCTTTTCGGAGCTTATCCGGCAGCGTATCAAGTGTGTCACTATATCCCGCCGGTAAGTACGGATTGTCATCTATCCGCGCTTGCACGAAAGCAATTTTATTCGCAAAATCTTGCATTTCCGGCGGTATATTACGATCAATGAATAAGCTTCTGACCCACATATGACCTTTACCGCCGGGGTTTGTTCCTGCAATCAGCTTAGGATTCTCAACACCGACCCAGCGAAGCCGCATGCGGAGAAAATCAAAAACAGTCTGTTCATTCAGCGTCAATTCGTCAATCGCGATTGCCGCAAATTCTGATGATAAATATTTTGACGGATTATCCAGATTACGGAAACATATCACACCGCTGCCGAACGCCGGATTTAATGTAAATTCATGCGTCGCTTCTTTGTAGCTGCCAAGCCATTCCGGAAATTCCATTTTTATCTTTGACAGCTGCCGGTCACGCAGTGCCGGATAATCTTCACAAAACAACCCAACACGGATACCTTTTAATTTCAGATGCTTGTACCAGCTGATCAGGAGATAAACCAGTTCCCAGCGCAAAATATACGATTTCCCGCCACCTGCTGCACCGCCATAGAGAATATAAGTGTTGTCCTTTACCGTTCGCATAAACTCACGCTGCTTCGGCGTCGGATGAATAATGTCATTGACAAGATTAATCGTCTGCACTGATGTCATCATCTACCACCAAATTGATACCGATATTCCCGGATAATTCCTTTTCTTGCTTGTCGCGCCATTCCGGTTTCCGATTCGTCAGCCAGAATACAATAGCTTTTACGTCCGGCGGTACATGCCGAGTTACTCGCTTAGTTACTTTCATTACAGCTTTATTTCTTGCGTTTTTATCCGCAATCAGCTCTGATGTCGTCTCTATATAGTCATATCCTTTGGCTCTTTTTAAAAGCGCATTCTCTACTTCAATATCGACAACTTCTTTCCCGCGCGCTAATGCCTCAGAAAAAGCAGGATATTTCTTTTTCCAGTCGTACAATGTAGTCGTAGTAATGCCGATGTTATGTGCCATTTGTTCATCGCTTAAACCGTCCCGCGCCCATGCCTGCAGGCGCAGAAGATTATCTGACTGCAGCCATTTTGCATACTTGCCTTTTGCACCCACAGTAATCATCTCCTTTTAGATAAACAAACAAAAAGCACGCACCCATGGCCGAAGTACGTGCTTTCTTATTTCAGGGAGGAATTCCTGAACTTTTACACTATCATAATACCACTTTTAAATGTCTCATAATGTCTCATGTTTCATTTTTCGCGAAATTTCTTTTATCGCCTCATCTTTCAATCGATAACAATGACTTCTCACATAATGATGTTCTAACGCAATTTTCTCCCATAAAATATTCATAAAATACCTGTCAATCATAATGGACTTCTGCTCCGGATCAGATAGTAAAGCAAGCAGCCTGAATCCTTTTGTAATCATGTCACCATACCTGTTGAGCTCTTTTATCCGCAATTCTTCTGCCTGTGCCATCTTCTGTTCATAAGCAATAACGATATCCGATAAATCGGAAGATACGCCGCCGTCAACAGGCTCCTTGTCGTATCTACAGCCTTTTAAAGAAAACAGATCCATTTCATACTGCTGACGATACTGATTCAAAGAGTCAATATGCTTTCTGCATCGCCGAATTTCTTCAAAAAACGCTTCGATATTACCGCGTACCCGTTTTGATTCAAAATGCAATTTAACTGCTGCCTTTTCGTACGTCGGATCCGAGTTATAAAAAACACTCGGTTTCATTCCTTCGGCCATTATTTATCGCTCCTTTCCGGCAACACATAATGAACAAATCAGCAACCCTATACATGCACCGAAAATCATACCTAACACAAACATCATTTCAGCTCAATCTCCTTTACGCAAATCAAAATTCCCTCTACATCGTTATATCGCTTCGTAATAAGCTCCACAGCCACCTGCGCATCATCCTTCCAAAACCCGCACTGCGTCATGCAGTCTTTAAGCATTTTTACCAGATTATCAGTATCCGGCTTTGTTATTTTATAGTTTCCATTTGTGTGATGTTTATCCGCCGGGAAACACCATATCGTAGACAACTGGACAGCGCCTTCCAATGGTTTTTCCGGTGCATGTTTAGACAAATACGCTATATATTTGCTCTGAATTTCTTTGAGCTCCGGAGGTGTGTAAATAACAGCCTTACCATTTCGTACCGTAATTTTCTTTGCCTGAAATGTTTTTGTCGAAAGCTTCATATGGATAAAAAATCGAATCATGCTATTACCTCTTTGTATAAATCCGGATTGTTGTATTTATTGTTCACGACTGCAATCATCCTGATATCGTCAAAATAATCGTCAGATGGCAATAACACAAATGCTTTTTGTTTCGAATCCCATTCAGCGACAACCAATCCATAAATATCACCAAACCCACATTTTGATTTTCTTGAAACTTTGATAATATCCCCCTCAAAAATCCGATTTCCATCATAATCTTTAAGGCCGATATATTGCCCAATAGTTTCTTCTCTCACAGGAATAGAACATGCTTTCCCTTCTTCATAGATTGAATAATCATTTTCTCCATGCTTTAGCAAGTCACCATAAATCCATCTTCCTGATTTTCTACATTTCCCTCGAAATAATATTTCTCTCATTTTCAATCACATGCCTTTCTATTTTCAGAGACAATCCAGTTCCAGGAAAGGAAGTAATAAGGAAGGGTGTGTGGCGCAGCTTCTCGCCACACCCTTTCTTACTTACTTTCCTATAGGGACAAACCTATATATATAAACTGGAATGTCCAAGTATTAGACGAATATTAAAACCTATTTTTTAGGGTAAATTTTACCCTCTCCTAACTCATAATTTCCGTTTGCAAGAATATCTCTTCGTACTGTTTTTTCGGAAACATCTAAATATACTGCCATATCTTTTACCGTAACGATTTCCTTGCCGCCCATGCTCAGGTTTTCATAAGCAGTATCCACCTGTGAGATGCGGTCTTCTTTCTGTCTCGCTTTCGCTTTGTTTCCTGCTTCACGGCCCTTAGCGCGTACATCTTCAAGGCTGCCCTCCTCGGCCGCCATCGCCAGCACTCCGGTGTCATCCAACCTGTGAATCGGATACGTAAACCACATATTGACAGGCTCAAACATTGGGAATTCACGAAGTGTCCCTGCAATACGCCATGCCGTAGGCTTGACCGTTATCCCTGCAGCCTTGTCCGCTTCCCTGTCATAATCTGTCCGCCGGCTGTCGTTATTGACACAGAGCTGAATCATATCGAGGATGGCGTCAGGGTCACGAGCAAATACGCCGGAGCCGGACGCGCGATCCATCGACCGCTTCATTCCTTGCCCGCCTTTTGAATGATGGTGACAATAGATTACCGCAGCCGATAATTCCGTACAGACCTTATCAAACTGGTTGCAGAACCGCGCCATCTGGTCGGCGCTGTTTTCATCGCCCGTAATAATCTTGTAAATCGGGTCGATAACAATAGCGATATAATTCTTCTTCTGAGCACGGCGGATAAGTTTCGGCGCAAGCTGATCCATGGGAAGCGACTTCCCGCGTAGGTTCCACACATCAATATTGGAAATGTAATCAGGACGTAAATCCAGCGCCGTATAGACGTCTTTAAACCGATGCAGGCAACTTGCCCTGTCCAGTTCTAAATTGACATATAATACGCGTCCCTGCGTGCATTGAAAACCGCACCACTGCGTACCTTCGGCAATAGCGATACAAAGTTCAATCAGTGCGAAAGACTTACCTGCTTTTGACGGTCCAGAAATAAGCATTTTATGTCCCTGCCGAAGCACGCCATCAATCAATGATGGGGATAAATCGGGCATGTTATTCCACACATCAGACAGATCTTCCGGATCGGGCAGATCATCATTAACAGTCTCAATCCATTCTTTCCAGCTATCGAAATCTTCCTTCCCGATATGTGTGTCCATGAGAAACTGCTTTTTGCCATTCCGCATAATGCCAGGCAACCGTGATAAACGGGACGGGTTTCTGTCCGCTCCGTCAACCGGAAAACCGTTTTTCCGACATACTTTATACAGATAATCTACACGGCGTCGGTATTCTTCCTGTGACGCTGCGTCGATATGCACAATGGCATGAATACTTTTGTTCCCGGAATACACCAATGCCGCGACCGGAAGTTCCAATTCCTCTATAATAGATTTCTGTTTCCCCGGCGGGAGCGTGTCTGATTCTACAAGAGCATATTTGTAATTGGATACATTTTCATTTTTAATACCCTTGCCGTCTAAAGGATTGAAACGGATCCATGCGCCTGCTTTTTCATCGTAATCTGAAAGCGCATACCCGATGATATCTTTTGTACTGTAACCGTTTTGTTGGTACTTTTTGATGCGGGAAATATATTCTCCCGCTGTCAAAGAATATGTACCTGAACCGGATGGAGAATATTTTCCATCGTCGCGCCTGAATGAAGACATAACGATCCCAACTTTATCGGATCTGTCAAAAAGCGCTTCCAAATACCGAATAATCTCATCTGCCGGATTCCATTGTGCCGGTTCTTTGATTTCCGATTCCTGTACATAGTGCTGATCAACGATAACGACATTGTCTGTTACCGTATCATCCCAGTCCATTACTTTGTTGCCGTCTTCTTTTGTATACGGTTTCCATCCGTAATCTTTTGCCATCTGAGTAATCGTCGCCCCTGTGACCGGATTCGGATTCCCTTTGAATGACTGCCATTTTTTATGACATTCACCATCATGATAACGTTCCGGATCTTTTCGGCTCCAGTCATCCCACACATCAACGCTGTAGCCCTCATGACATAACGCCATGCCTACATCAACCCATTCCTCATAGCTGCAGGCCGCAGGCGGTATACACTCCAGCAATGGCCGTAAATCTATCTTCGACATAGGTTATGCTCCAAAATTCAATTCCTGATTAGGGACATATAAAGCCGGCTTGATACCACGGGGAATTGTCCAGTGATGATTAGCAATCTGGGAAATCATGTTGTTTGCGTCGTTAAACGTCCAAATCCCCACATGCTGAAAACCGCGGCTTTCCAAAAAGCGGATCTGTTTTGGGGTAGACAGTCCGTTTTCCCGCCGTTTATTCAAACGGTCGAGTAAAAGACTGGCCTTTCCCGCATTGTCGATTTCGTCAGGAAATATGCCGAATTTCTCCAATGCTTTGAGCTGTTTGTCGCTTGCAGGTGCCATTTCCCAGCCGAAAGACGGGACGTAATCAGATAAATCTTCTGCTTGTATGGATATTTCAAACTGCAATGGATCTACTAACTGGCGTTTCCGTTTTTTCATCGCTGATAATTCTTTTGCAAGAGCTTCCTCCCGCTCAAGAATGGTTTCCTCCGCTGCCCGCTTGTAAGCGTCCTCTATGTCAACAGCGGCCCCGGACTGGTCCAAGTCCTTCGTCATTCTTTTTGCGATATCATCTGTCTTGCAGATAAGCGATGCCGGGCGGCATAGTTCATGCCGCGCCGTATTCCACAAAAAATCCAATACCAATAAATCCTTTTTGCCCGTTTCCGGAGAAAGTCTTGTTCCCCGCCCTATACATTGGCAATATAAACTTCTGATCTTCGTTGCCCGAAGCATGATTACGCAATCCACTGACGGACAGTCCCAACCTTCGGTCAATAACATGGTATTGCAGAGTACGTTATACTCTCCTGCTTCAAATTTCTTTAGCGTTTCTTCTCGATCCTGGCTGTTTCCATTCACCTCCGCTGCTTTCATCCCAAAATGGTTTAAAATGGCTTTAAACTTTTTAGCCGTGGCTACCAAAGGTAAGAAGACTACAGTCTTCCTCCCGGCGCAATACGTAATCATTTCTTGGGCAATTTGTTCAAGATACGGGTCAAGTGCTGTTCCTAATGCGCCAGCCGCATAATCTCCGGCAGACATACCGACACCCGTTATATCAATTTTGAGAGGTACTGTTTGCGCTTTGATCTTGCACAAATACCCGTCTCGGACTGCCTGTGTTAAAGAATATTCATAAGCTAAACTGTCGAAATAATTTCCTAGACACTGCAGATTATTCCGTTCCGGTGTAGCGGTTACTCCCAGCACATTGGCCATCGGAAAATGCTGCAGCACTTGCTGATAACTGTCGGCCAGTGCGTGATGTGCTTCATCCACAATAATTGTGCCGAATTCATTTTCCGGAAACTGCCGAAGTCGTTTTTCACGCATAAGCGTCTGTACGGATCCGACAACAATCCGGTACCAGCTGGCAAGACTTGTTTCTTCCGCTTTTTCTTTAGCACATAAGAGACCTGTTGCAGTCTTGATTTTTTCCTGTGCCTGATTCAAGAGTTCTTCTCTATGGGCAAGAATCAAGACTTTTCTCCCCTCACGAACACAGTTTTCTGCGATTTTGGCAAAAGCAATCGTTTTGCCTGTGCCTGTCGGAAGAACCAAAAGAGTTTTCCTGTGTCCGTCTGCCCATTCATGCATAACAGCTTCAACGGCTTCCTGTTGGTAGGGTCTTAGTTCCATCATCAGAATGTCCCGGCTGTGTAACCGCCCTGTGTTTTCGGAATTTTCTTATCATCCGGGGCAAGGAATTTCTTCGCTTCGTTGTAAGGCTGGTCTTTGTAAATCCGGTGAACGATTTCTACATAACCTGATGCGCCGATGACTTTATTCCACGGCATTTTCTCTGTACCGCCCTTTTCCATCAATCCCAAAGAAATGAAGAACTGGGCAATCAGCCACTGCTGTTTCGAAACCAAAAACAGGTTCCTGAATACAAGCGCGTCACCATATTCCCCGCCATGCACGCGGAGCTTTAGTGCAGCTTGCGGGCACCGCGGTATTTTAGTTCCGCCTTCGTAAATCTTTCGTTCAAAGCTTTCTACTGTAAACGGATAAACCCCTTCCGGTAATAAGACAAATTCATGATCTTTGCCGTCATCAGTGACGGTTTCGTCCCAGTCTAATACTTTGTCTTCTGTAGATGTTGTTCCGAACTGTTCAAAATTTGTACTCATGTTCTTCTCCTTTATGTAAATTAATTAAATGGAACACTGATATTGTTTAAAATAAATGTTTTAATCTGTTCCCACGCCCCGATAAGCACACCGTCTATAAAATCAGTCGGATAATCTTTCATCGGCATATCTTCCGGGAAATATCCTTTCATGGCCACCGCCTTGCGGATCTGTTCTTCTGTGATATGTTCCTGTTTCATTAAGTCATAGACCTTCTGTAAAGTAGTATTTACAGTAGATGTCGCAGGGACATCCGTGTCTTGAACCGGGACAGTCGGTTCAGGTTCTGATTTTTTTATTGTCTTCTGTTTTGTTTCCTGTTTCTTTTCTTGCATAGGTTTTACGCCCGGAGCAGCTCCATTCGGAATCAGTCGTGCAATTTCGTTATAATCAAACGGCAACTCTTCTGCTAAAGAGAATCGGTTCTTCGCGTCCGCAAAAGTCGTATGTGTGGTATACATGATTCGTTTTCCGCCTGCCGCTTTTTTTCGTGTTCCATCTTCAATCAGGATTGTTTTATAATTGGCAAAAAGCAGCAGATCTGCCCATTCTTTTACAAGCGGCGCGACTTTATTTGTCGTTTTAGATGATAGTTTCAGTTCCCAGTGGTCATACGTTCCCATTTCCTCCGGGAGCGTTACCGTTTTTAAAACAGCATGAGCAAGAACAACCACATTAATCCCCTGCCCAATACAAGCGTCCAGCTGTACAAGGAATCTGGCAAATTCTTCTGTTAAATATGTATAGCCGGCACCATAACCGAAATCTTCAATCCCTTTCTTGTTGAATTTTCCGCAAATATAATCAATGCACATACGCTCTGCCGCGTCCGCGGTGTCAATAACCAGCGTCTTACAAATAGTCGGATTATCATAAATCTCTTTGATACTGCTCATCAGCAACGGCCATGATGTAATGTCTGTTACACGGCTGACATCAAGCTGTGCAGACCCTTTATCTAAGTCGAAAAAGAGCGGTTCCGGGAACTGGCTGGCAAAAGTCGTTTTTCCAATACCTTCGACACCGTACACGCAAACCTTAACCGGCTTGCTGATAATTCCTTTTGTAATATTCATTCTTATCTCCTTCCTTTAAAACACACCTTTGACGTACTTTGGCGCTTTTTCTTTAACCGCTTCCGTATCGCCTTTCACCATGCCATCTTCAATAATGATGGAGCATTCATCACCGGTTGAAACCCTTGTTGCAATAACCTGCAATCCTTCCTGTTTGAGCCATGCGCCAAATTCCTGTAGTGTTTCTAAGTCCATCTGCTCCAGCTTGTCCATAAGAACAAAACCGCACTGCGGATTCAGCTTGCGTACAATAGCTGTTGCTACTTTCAATTGATCAGAACCGCTCATGCCATCCCATGGCATATTGTTATAAATCAGCTTGCCGTCTTTGACGGACAATCCCGGCAGCGGCAGTTCCGCAGAATCAAGAAGTTTATTTCTTTCTTCCCGGACGGATTCAATCTGTTCCGTCAGCCCATCATATTCCTGCTGCAGATTATTGGCTTCCACTTCGGCGGCTTCCTTTGTAGAATTCGCCCTGATTTTGATATTCAATGCTTCAATTTCTGCCAGGTTCTTTTCCAATTCAGCCGTGCTTTCATCATGAAGATCTTCTGCCGACTTCCGGGCAGTTAAACAATCCTGTTCTGCTTTCTGCAGTGCTGCTTTAGCTTCATCAAAAGCGATTTGAGCCTCTGCCAGCATTCGTTCATAGCGGGCAGCATTCTGACGTTTCTGCTCATTTTCTCCATTCCGCGCAAGAATTTCCTGCTGCTGTTTAATGAGTTCTGTCGCACTGACGGGTTCTTTCGGCACATTCGGGTACATCGGCATTTCGTCAGCCGCCTTTTTCTTGCGGTCTGCAATGCGGCCGACTTCTGTGCGCTGTGCATACAGCTGATTTTCTTTTGTGTCCAGCTGAGCCAGCACATCACCAATTCCTAAAATTTTCAGAAGAGAATCCGCCTTGTCCTTATCGCTTCCGTTAATAAACTTCGGGAGGTCCAATGCGAGTGTGGACACAAATTCATTCAAAAGCTGCTGTCCGGATTTATTCCCTTCCGGATCGGTGACTTTAAGTGTGCTGTTTTTCCCTTTTCGTTCCACAATTAATCCGTTGGACAATTCAATATGCAGGTTCGGCGGTACCAGTGCGCCATCCCGCTCCGGCACAGACGGTTTATAATTATTGCCGCCTAATGCCCATGCAATAGCATCCAATACAGACGTTTTTCCTTGTCCGTTTCTGCCGCCGATGATAGTAAGGCCGTCAGCAGATGGTTCAAACTGTACTGCTTTTACACGTTTCACATTTTCAATTAATAGTTCATTGATTTTTACTGGTTCCGTCATTGTTTATTGCTCCTGTTATCTCAACCACTCAATTTGTCTAAATATGTCATAGATCATCGCCGGAACACTGTCACCGCTTATGTTCGCTCGGCGTTTTTCTTCTCCGTGAAATGTAACATCTACAAAATCACCGTTAGGCGTTTCTACAAGCTCAATGTCCGTTACGCCGCATTCAGAATAGTCCAGTGCTTTCTTCAGGTGCATGAGCGCATTCTGCCTTTTGCTCCGTTCGATGAGTGCTAAAAACGCAAGATGTTCATCTCTTTCTTCAATTTCTGTCATTATTTACCTCCTGTGATATAATAGAGGCGGAAGATCTTAGCGATTCTTTTCCGCCTGCCGACTGATAATTGCAGTTATCAGTCGGCTTTTTCAATGTGTTCAATTTGCAATTCTGCTAAATCGGCAGCTACTTGATACACTTTTGCAAATTTCGTATCTGTACCGTGTTTTTCTCTCACTGCTGCCCTGAACTCTGCAAGTGTTCCAAGGAAACATCCGCATGATACAGAGATTTTATTGTTTTTGTTTTTGAAAAATGTTGTAAATCCAAAACGTGAACCAATCGGTCCAATTACCATATAATCTGCGTCGCCGGAGACCCTTGCGTTGCCGGAGACCTCTGCGTCGCCGGAGACCCTTGCGTTGCCGGAGACCTCTGCGTCGCCGGAGACCCATGCGTTGCCGTAGACCCTTGCGTTGCCGGAGACCTCTGCGTTGCCGT